GCGTTTGCATCTCAGCACCCTTCAAGATGTAGTGGTCTGTCCTCATACCGCGTTTGCAGACCTCCAGAAGGGCGTCTAAGCCGTTTTTTGCAACAAAAGCATACTCAGTACCAAACCCCATGAGAACCAGCGCCTCGCACGTGTTTAATGCGCTTATCAGTACATCCAGCTCTTTTCGTCTTGCCTCCCCTTTTACAAGCATTGCCAGGGCATTGTGGTTCTTCAACTTCAGGGTCAACAGAGAGCCTTCGTGCTTTGCAACCGGTGTAATGCTTTCAATCACAAAAGCCAACGGGTTGACTAAGACCGGTTTCGGCTTGTATTTGCTTTGTTTTTTCATATTCTTCCTGTGTAACCTCACCAACAATATACAAGGCTTGGTTGATTATAAATACAGGGTAATCCCTACCTTCACGCACCAAATCAAGTATTTTTCTTGCTGTGTAATAGTTCATGCTTTCCTCAATACTGCGTTGATTTTTGCCCTTATGTCTGCAGGCATAGGCACAGCCGTTTTGCGGTCAAGCTCTATCTGCCTCAAAGCTAAATCGTATGAAGGTGAAATTGCAACAGTATTCCTCACAACGTCAGCAGATTGCTGTGCAAAAGATTGCTTTTCAACTTTCTGACTTCTAACCCAGTTTCGCCAAGTCGCGTTCCAGTCTAGCTTGACACCCTTGCCGCCAGCTACCGAATTCCAGTAGTCCGTGAACTCGGCAAAAACCTTCCGTAAATCAAGGTCTGGCCGCTCTGTCTTTGACCACTCGGCAAGTTCAGAATCAGGCTTCCAGCTTGTTGGCAACCGCGCACCGCGTGTTGCTGTCTTATCTTTGGTTAATGGTGTTGGTGTTGGTGTTGGTGTTGGTGTTGGTGTTGGTGTTGGTAGCTTAACGTCCGTTGAGCGTTCGTTAAACGGACGTTGAGCGTTCGCTTTACGTGCTTCAACCGATGCTTGTGCAGACACCTTGGCTTTCGCTTGCTTGTCCTGCATACGCAAAACTTCCTTTTCGCATCGGCCATGAAACCAACCTTCGTCTGTAAGCTCAAAAAATTCATTTAAGACGGCTTGCAAAACCTCTTGATAATCTCTTAACCTTACAAGCCTTGCAACTTCAGCCACGGAAACTGGTAGTTGTCCTTCTCGCAAATAGTATGCATCTATCAGCCGCCTATACGCCAAGTCCTCCATCGGCTCTAAGTGCCCAGTGTGTGACGCATAGTCACCAAGGTGAAAAGGATAGTAATTCATAAAAACCCCCAAGTCTTGCCACTTCTGATTCTGCTTACGCACATTGTTGAAACGCCATATTCTTTTGCAATTGCAACGTTTGTTGCGCCAACTGTAAAAAGATACTTTATTAAAACAACTTGGTGGTTTTTTAGTTTACTGTTCCCTTGCTTCTCGCCTCTAGCTTGCCTTCCTTTCTTTACTTTGTCCGCACAATTATCAGCATGAGTGCCGAGCAAAAGATGTTTTGGGTTTATGCAAAGTCTGTTGTCACAAATGTGCATAACAACAAGCCCTTTAATTTCATCAAGTTGAATCTTTTTATCAATGCAATATGACCATCGATGTGCCCCAACAAGTTTCCGAAACCTCTTTAAAACACCGTAACCGCCAACAGTAGCGCCGGTGTGATTTATACAATTTTCCATTTTTACCCAATAAAAAAGGGCTACACCTGAAGTCTCGCTATTTCTAGCGTTGGCGGACTGGCACAGTACCAGCAGACTTCATGTGTAACCCCACTGTGAAACGCCGCCAAGCGTCTTTCAAACCATTATACGTTAGTCACTGCAACCGACTGGATAAAGCTCTGAAATTAGCTTGTACCTCGCAGTTGTCGCATCAGCAATGACAGCGTGCAACCAGTGGATAGCCGCCTCGTCTGTTGTGGGCTTGCGGCTTAGTAGTGCCTCAAGGTCTTCAATGTAGTTTTCTAATGTTTGATTCATTTAAATATCCTCTTGTTAAAAAAATAATAGATGTTGCGTTGGAACTTTTCCGCCAGCGTCATATCGCTCACTTTTACCCTTTGGGTATTTTTGAACCAAATATCTCAACTCAGACATGAGTTTGTTTTTTTGCTTTTTAGTGCCTACAAAATATATATACCTGTGTTTTGCGCTACGGTTTACCCTCTCATCTGGATTGCCTTTGTGGTGGCGGCTGTGTTTACCATCACCAGCGGCCATGTCGGTACGCTCTTTTGTTGTCCCTGTGAACAGAAAATTAGCGGCTTGATAGATATAACCAACATGGTTCATCGCTGTGTCAGCATAAGAAACCACGACAGTTGGCTTGGGTAACATTTGCAAACTTCTGCCAACTAAAAAAGAAGCTCCATTGCTAATGTTTTCCATCAAACAAAGTCTGTTTAACTCAAGCACTATGTCTTTATTTTCTTCGCCACATACACCAACGCAAAGGAACGGACTTGCAGGTACGCCATAAGTGACTACGCCTAGCAACTCAGACTCTTTGTAAAGACCAAAAGCGTATGAAATGCTTGGCATTCGTTTGGCGTAGTGCTTCCGCAAAATCCACGGCACAGCTTCATTTGACTTTATTGGTTTTACGCTGTATTTATCCATATAAAAATTATGACCCAAAAATTGTTTTCGTAAATAGGGGTAAACACTTAGATAAAACGTGTTTTTTCTGCGTTAAAATAACCTCGTCAGCAACACAAACAGGAGTTAGAAATGAGGCAACTTTACTCAGTAAACCACCAAGGCGCAGAAAAGCTAGCGGCTTTGGTCAGCAAGTTAAGCGACGAGTACATCGACGCGATGCTTGAGCTCGAGGATGCGATGGAGTCTGGCAATCAGACCACCATCTTAATTAACGGCCAAGAGTTGACGCTTGGCGCAGAAGATTTTGACAAAATCAAAATCGCATACTAGGAGAAATCAAATGAACAAAATAGCACAGGCTTTTGTAGCCGCAAAGCGCGAGTTTGCACCAGCGCTCAAGACCTCAACCAACCCACACTTCAAAAGCCGCTACGCTGACCTGGCTGGCTGCATGGAAGCGGTCAATGATGCTTTGCTGGCTAATGGCATTGCGCTGTACCAAGAGACCTCAGAAGACAGCACCGGCGTGACAGTTGAAACCGTGTTCTTGCATGAATCAGGCGAGACACTGCGAGGTGGCAAGCTCCACGTGCCTGCTAGCAAACAAGACCCCCAGGGATACGGCTCGGCACTTACATATGCCAGACGCTACTCGGTAATGGCGGCTTGCGGCATAGCGGCAGAAGACGATGATGGTAATGCGGCAGTCAAAGCAAAGCCAACCAAGCCAGCAGTAAAGCAAATCAGCGAGCAAGACTTAAACCTAGCGCTCAATAGCGTTGCGCACGCTCAAACGCTAGACGACCTAAAGAACATATACACAGAGGCAATTAAGTTTTGTGGCTCAGACGATGCAGCCAAGGATCACGTTATTGCATCAAAGAACCAACGCAAAGAGGAGTTGTCAGCATGAGTTGACTGCTTTGCCGTTACGGTTTATAATAACGAAAAACCGTAACAGTAAAGGAGTTTTATATATGCTTCACTTCATAAAACAGTCCGATAAAAAGTCCAAAGACGGTCACATAAAGTGGGTTTGCAGTTGTGATTGCGGGGACGTTAATGAATACATTGCAACAAGGGTTCGCCTTAAAAGGGCAACCCGTTGCAAAAAATGTAGTAGCAAAGCGACTGGGGAAAAAGTCAAAACACACGGGCAAAAGAACACAAAAACTTATGTCTCTTGGGGTTCTATGAAAGATAGATGTTTAAATCAAAAGTCAAAAGATTACCCTAAATATGGCGGCTCAGGAATAACTATTCAAAAAGAGTGGATAGATTCTTTTGAGGCCTTCTATTTGGATATGGGTGAAAGACCAAGAGGTACGTCTATAGACAGGATTGATACAAAAAAAGGTTACTGCAAAGAAAATTGCAGGTGGGCAACAAACTCAGAGCAGCAAAAGAACAGGAGTAACTGCTACGTTTGGCACATAAAAGGCTTGAAGTTTGAAACGGCTCAGGAGGCAGCAGAACACTTCAACGTAACAAAGCAAACAATAACTAAGTGGGTAGATGGTTTTTTAGATGCAAGAATTAACAAATTTTGGAGTTCAAGAGATGACTGTTGGAAAATATCAAGATATTAAACAAAACACGCCTGAATGGATGGCGTGCAGAACCGGCCAAGTGACGGCAAGCCGTGTATCAGACCTTATGGCCAAAACCAAGTCGGGTTACTCAGCCAGCCGCGACAACTACATGGCGCAATTAGTGTGTGAGTTAGTTACCGGCCAGCGCGAGGAGTCTTACAGCAACGCATCGATGGCATGGGGTAATGAGCAAGAACCTTTTGCACGAGCAGCATACGAGGCCAAGGCGAACGTTTTGGTTGACGAAGTAGGGTTCATACTCCACCCGACAATTGCAGGCTGTGGAGCCTCACCTGATGGCCTGGTTGGCAAAGATGGCTTGGTTGAGATTAAGTGCCCAAACACTAACACGGCATTGGATGCTTGGTTAAAGTGGGCGGACGACAAGAATCCAGTAGCTAACAAGTACAACACACAAATGCAAATGCAGATGGCTTGTACTCAGCGCAAGTGGTGTGACTACGTTATCTACGACCCGCGAATGCCTGAAAAAGCTCAGTTGTTGGTGGTGCGCGTAGGCCGTGACGATGCTTTTATTTCAGAGATGGAGTTGGAAATAACACGGTTTATTGAGGAGTTAAACAAAAAAGTAGTCAAGCTAAAAGCTGCAATGGAGGCGTTATGAGTGCAATTTATCAAATCCAAAAAGATTTAATGTCTGGCAAGTCAATCACGCCGTTGCAGGCTTTGAATCAATACGGGTGCTTTAGGCTGGCTGCTCTAATCCATAAGTTACGCAAAGAGGGGATGGTCATAGAGACAGAATACGTCACAAAAAACAGTAAAACGTTTGCAAAATATTTTTTAACCACCGAGGAATAATCAAATGGCATATGAACAACGCGACAACTCAGGCTCACTTTTCAAAAATGACCGCAAAGAAAAAGAAAACCACCCAGACTACAAGGGC